CGGGCGGCTCGCCGCACGCCGATGCCGCCAATTACACGACCTCGGGCGGCGGCGGCCGCGATATCCTGGCGCAGATCCTGGCCGCTGCCGGCGGTGGAGCGCAGCAGCCGCCACCGATCCCGCCGGAATTGCTCAATCCGGCGCTGAACCAGCCACCGCCGATTCCGCAAGAGCTGCTCAACCCGCCGGCTCAGCCGCCGCCGATCCCTGACTATCTGCTGAACCCTGGCGCTTTGGGTCAGGATGCGGACCGCGCTACCCGCGTGCCAACGCCGGCCGCTGCGGTGCCGGCACCCGCGCCTGCTCCAGCGGCTGCCGCTCCCGCAGTGGCCCCTGCACCTGATCCAGCCCCCGCTCCCGCGCCGCCCTTGGTGCGCGCAGGCGGCACGGATACGAGCGGCTATGAGCCGCGGCCGTATCAGAAGACCAACAAGGACAAGAAAAAGAAAACTTACGGCTTGCGGATCGAGCAGGGGAGCTGAGAAGGGGCCCCGAGGTCGTTGCACCCCTCGGAGCCCCGAGCGCGCTCGCTTGCCTCCCAGGCTGGCGCGCTCACCCCCGCTAAATCGAGGCGCGTTACTTCGAAGCTCTGATCGGCCTGGATGATCGCCGCCATCTGGTGGGGGTAGAGGATCACCAGCTCCTCGGTGTGCGGCAGCCGGAGCGCGGCGATCGGCTTCAACGCCGGGTCACCTGGGTACTTCAGGACCATGTTCTTGCTCAGCGTCCACTGATCCTTGCCGAACGGCCTCCAGCCGCCGCCGTGGGCGTAGCGATCGGCGAGCTGCTCTCTGACCGGGCGCGGATCCTCGGGCCGCAGGATCTCGGGCAGGAAGCCGAGGAGGTCGCCGGCCGTGGTGCCGGGGCCGTAAACCCGGGCCGCCTCGTCGGCGAAGATCGTCCAGGTGATCACTGTCAATCGTCCTTGCTGAGCAGGTTGTCGATGTAGGCTTGGCGATCACGCTCAGCCTGACAGGGGAGCTGATCGGTTTCGATCAGTCGGGCGATGCCGGCCTCGACCATCTCCTCCTCGTCCGCGTCGAGATCCCCGTCGTTGAGGTATTTGAGTGCCAGGTGGCCGAACAGCGTGTCGCTGTCGAGCAGGCCGAGCTCGTAGGCAGCCTCGATATCGGCTGGGAGGTCGTAATTGATGTGATCACTGTGGCCCATTCGCCAATTCTCCAGAGCCCTTGGGGGTGCCCCCGGCCGGGACTGTGAGATGAACAGCCGGGGGCCGCCTGAGAGGGAGTAGGGCGTGAAACCCCTCAAGGCAGTCCTCATATAGTGGATCACAGCCACAGAGGCAAGCTACATGCCTATGGGGTTGATGCTAATCGCCTCGTGGTGCAAGTTCCCCAGGAACACCAGAGAGGGTCGTATGGCACGCGAACGCCGAAATCATGAAAATCTGACAGCAAGATTTCCCGAGGGGACGTTGCAACGGATCGAGCGTGCACTCCGAGGTAGAGAAGGCAAAGCCGACTTTATTCGCGCAGCGGTTGCAGAGAAGCTCGCCCGGCGTGAGCGCGGCGGCGCCGCCAACGTCAACACCGAGGGCGACGCCCAGGAGGAAGAGGGGACCGGCTAATCCGGCGGCCGTAGTTTCCACACCACCGCCTGCCGGCCGCTCGGCGTCTGGCGGCGGTCGCCGCTGTCGATCACCCAGCCCTGCCTAACCAGCTCGATGCGGCGCGGGCGCTGAGTGCTGGGGTTCATCCCCAGGATCTCCTGCATCTGGTGGTCGGTCAGGCCGCGCGCATATTCACAGAGCAGATCGAAGACCATGAGCCGGTAGTGGCCGGTAACCTCGCTGATCTCCTCGGCCGCCTGCTCGCTGGTGGTCGAGCCATGCACGAATGGCGGGCGGTCGTCATCGAATAGGTCGCCCTGGTCGTCACCCATGGCGTCACCCCGCGAGGCGCTTGTTGTTCCGAATGAAGGCGTTCTGGGCGGTGTCGAGCTTGGCCGGATCGTCCTGTAGCTCGGTGTCCACCTCGTAGTCGTTGTAGATCGCCTTGAGCTCCTCAACCGTCCCGGCGCTGTCCATGGCATCGAGCAGCCCGGGCAGATCGAAGGCGGCCTCGTAGGAAACATCGGCCGGTTTCGTTTCCGACGCCGGTTCCTGGCGCTGGCTCGGGCTCGGTGGCTGCCGGCGGGGCCTGGGCGGCTCAGAGACGGCCGCTGGCTCGTTTACGCTGCCGGCCTCGATCGGCGGCACCCCGATGTCCGTCCCCTCGTCCAGGGCCCCTGAAATGCCGAAACAGAGGCGAGCTGCCTGGACGAAGGCGCGGTGCCGCAGCATCCGGCCGGGCGAGCGCTTCCACGCCTCTGAGGGGGATGGAGGCACGCACTCGACATAGAACTCGGTGACCGCCATCGGATGGGTGCGATCCTTGCGCCACATCGTGCAGGTGACCGCGGTGATCGAGCCGTCTGGATCCTGATCGTAGGTGAATTCGCAGCCGTCATACTCCGGCTGTCGATTGACGATCTTGGAATATCCATCGATGCCGACATAGGTGCTGACCTTGCCGCGTGACCGGATCATGAAGATCTCTTTCGCCCAGGGGTCGAGGTCGAAGCGGTGGGCGATCTGGAGGAACCCGACGATGTCTTCCATCGAGGCTTCCGGCGGGGCGATCGTCTTCATCAAGGTGCTGATCAGCGCTTCCTTTTCCATGTGTCTGGACGCGGCATAGGTCGAGATGATGCTGAGCTGCTGGCTGGGTGCGTTCATTGCTCGTTCTCCTTGTGCGGCCACGGCTGTCCGCAGTGCGGGCAGACCCGATCGGGCTCGGGTGTTGGGGCAGGCTCGGCTGGTTCGGGGCTTGGCGCTGGCGCCGGAGCCTCGGCGAGCGCCTCCCGGCGAAGGCTCTCGTCACGCAGCACCTTGTGGACGGTGCGTTCGACAACGCCGAACTGCGCGGCGATCTCCGCGGCCGAAACCCCCAGGTCGCGAAGTTCCACGATCTCGCGATCGCGCTCGATGTTTTTAGTTTGCTTCGCACCCTTGGGACGGCCCCTCCGTGAATTACCCTTCGCGGGTAATTCGGAAAGATCCCGTTGCACTTGCGATTGACTTACCGTCAACGCCTCAGCGATGCGCTGCTGCGACCAATCTTGGTCCTCGTAGAGGTATTGGGCGAGGCGCTTCCGGTCGTTCGGCGTTAGCGGTCGGCCGCCGAGGTTGGAGCCGATCGCCAGCTTGAACCGCTCGGCGTCGGCGGCGTCACCGTCGCCAAGCTTGAGCTGCTTGATGACCGGCTCGATGCCGAGCTCCTTGGCCACTGCCAGCCGGCGGTGACCAACCAAGACGACACCTCGCTCGTCCACCAGAGCCGGGAACTCCTTCAACCAACCGAATGACCGCATACTCTCGCGCAGCTCATCGAGGCTGCCGAGGTCGATGCGGACGTTAGCGGAGAAGGCGCCGGTTGCGTGGTCGAACGGATCGCGGAGCCGGGCATGGATGTCGGGGCCGGGGCGGTGCAGCCGCTTACCGTCCCAGCGGACATCATCGAAGTCGTAGCCGTTGGCGAAGCGGACCATCCCGTCTTCGACGGTGAGCCACTTGCTGATGGTTGCGACCGCGCGCCGGATGATCCAGGCGCGGGCGTCTTCGTCTGTGGTGAGGCCGTTGTGTCGCTTCACCCGGGACACGTCGCCCGAGATGCTGTGCCGGTAGGTCCGCGTCAGCTCGTCAATGGAAAGGGCCGCTGGTGCGGCCCCCTCCAGTGCGATGGCAACGTGGCGAACCGGGGTCAGCATGTCGAGCGCGTAATCGACTGCTGGCACCATGTCACCCATTGGCTTCCTCCTGTTCGCGTGCGACCTCGGTCAGGATGGCGATCGCCTTGTTGACGACACGCAGGTGCTCGTCGCGGGCCGGATCAGCGCGCTCGACCAGAGCCGAGGGGTTGTCCTCGCACTTGAGCACGACGCCCAGCGCCCGGCGGAGCTGCGATGACAGTGCCGGCTTGCCGTTGCCCATGATGCGGTGGTCGTTGATGCGCTCCTCCATCTCGGCGCGGCGCGCTGAGACGAAATCGATCTGGCCGGTGTCCGAGCCGACCTTGCGCAGCTCGTCCGCCATCTCGCGGATCTCCTTGGGCTGGAGATTGGCCTCCTCGACCAGCTCGGCGAGCCCCTTGAAGGGCACGTCATTGAGCCCGATCGCCGGGTCCATGCCGAGCACACGGAGCGTTGACTGAGACATCTTGCCGATGTCGTCGTCACGGAAGCCGACCTTTTTGAGCTTGGCCTCGGCGGCCAGCTCACGCTTGATCTGGGTGACGGCGCCGGCCTTGAGGCCGATCGTGCGGGCGATCTCGTCCGGCTTCCACCCCTGCTGGACCAGCTCCCGGCCGATCGCCTTGGTTTCCTGCGTCGTCAGCCGCTGGCCGTTTTGCTGGTTGAGGGTGGCGGCCAGGGCCTTCAGCCGAGCATCGACCTTGGGGTCTTTGCCGTATTCGGCCTCGATGACGATGGCCGGCGTGAACTTGGATTTGTTCACCTGCTCGGCCTCGACGCGGGTGTTGCCATCATCGATCCAATCGTTCTCGGTGACGACGATCGGCGCGAACGGCTTTTCGCGCATTTGCACCGCGAACTGCGCCACGTTGGCGCGCGGGCTGTAGTGGTCGCTGTCGCGAACCTGAATGCGACGGTCCTTCGACAGCCGGCTCAGATCAAACTGGGCCTCCTCGTACCACTTGAAGCCGAGGCGCTCGATCTCCGCAATCGCCGGGCTGAGGGTGGTGCTGGACTTTGGGTTTTTGGTGAGCATAATAGTGGATCTCCTCCGCCCCTCGGGGCATGGGGGTTGACGTTAGGCGCCGGGATAGGCTGAACAACTTTCCCGGCGCCATCCACACTCATCCACAGTTATGCAGATGTGGCAAGCGTTTTTTTTCGTAGCGAATCGGATTCGCAAAAAGACGTAGTGGCACACATCTACATGATCATTCGGTCAGATCGCTGCGCGTATCCCGTTGACCATGTCGAGCAGCAGCTTGTTGCGCTGCCTGGGGGTGAGCCCGAGCGTATCGACCGCCCGCACGATCGCCGCGACATTGGCCTTGGCGTCCTTGGTGATGGTGATCCGCGCCGGATTGATCGCGGTGTCGAGATCCTCCGCGGTGGTGTCATCCAGATCGATCTCGACGGTCTTTTCCGGCTTGGGCTTCTTCGCGGCGCGGTCGCGCTTGGTGAACTCCTTCCAGACCGTCGAGGGGTGGTTCCACTTCATCCGCTGCTTGGGCAGGATCTCGAAATTCCACCACAGCAACACCTCCTCCTGATGTTCGTAAAGGAACAGCAGCTTGGAGCGGCCGGCCTTGTCGAGGAGGTCGCCGAACTGCGTCTGGGCGAGCAGCTTGGTGATCGCCTTGCGGTAGGCCGGGCCGAACGGATCGCTGGTGCCGGCGCGCTCCAGGGCGGCGCGGTGGAGGACATGGAACGAGCCGCCGAGATCGAGCCACTTGAGGAAGGTCTGGCGGTTGTGCTCGCGCAGTTCGATGGCGACGATGTTGCCGTGGCTGACGGCGTCGCGCAGCTCGGCACTGTCGATGATCGTTTCATCGATGGTGTCGTGTATGCCGCTGATGCCGTGGTCGTAGACGGTGGGCAATTTCATGGGAGTTCTCCAGATTGGGAAGGATCAGAGGCTGTATTGCGTCTTGGGCTGCGCGTAATTGCTTTCCCATCCGGCAAACCAGTTGGGGCCACTGAATTGGTAGCCCTGGCCAGCCATGCACTTGATGAGGAACTCGCGGTAACGGCCGTTATCGGGGATCATCAAACCGCGATCCTTGCACCGCTCTAGGTCGTAGGCGCGAACGCGCTGATTGTTTTCAACGATGGGGCCCCAGTAAGCCTCGTACTCAGCACGGACCTTGCGGCGCTTGGCTTCTATGGCGTCCTGCCTTACCGCCAGCGCAGCACTCGCTGCCTTTTGCTCAGGGGTCGGCCCCATAGCAAGAGCTGAGATGACAGTAGCGGCGCCGATGCCGACGCCAATGAGCACGCTTATGCGTAACGCCATTTGCCGTGTTGATAGGGTGGTGGTGGTCATTTTGGTTCTCCAGAAGGTGAAGGTTGTACCAGGACAACCTTGTGGTTGATTTCCACAATATAGTGGATCTCTACCCCACATGCAAGCGGTATTCCACCCTCAATGCCAATGATTACCGCTAGTTGAAGGTTGTACTGGTACAACCTATGTTAGAGCTTGAATTTCCCTGGGCATGTATCAGTATGGGTTCCCATGACATCATACCAGCCACCTCACCCGACCAAGCTTACCTATGCCGATCTGAAGCGCATGGGCATCGTCGGCAGCCGGCCGCACCTGCGTGACATGATCGCTCGCGGCACGCTGCGCCCGCCGCACAAGGACGGCCACACCCGGCAGGCGCGGGCGTGGTGGTACTGGGACGAAGTCATGCAGGACATCGAGAACGAGCGGCAGGCGTTCAACGCACGAGCGCCTTCGTCTCGATGATGAAGCCGGGCAGGTCGGTCTGGCCGCGATCGACGGCCTGCTGGGCCAGCTTGATCATCACCTCGGCGACCTCATCGGCATAGCCGTAGCGTTGCAGCGCCATGGTCAGGTCGGAGATCCCGGTGACGACGCGCTTCTCCCTCACACTCGCCGCCTTGCCATAACCACTACGGATCTGAGACTTAGGCTCAACCGAGGGGACAGGCGCGGGTGTCAAGCCCGTGGATGGGGATTTGCCGTTTTGCAATTCCGCATCCCTACGGGCCCGCTCCGCCTCAGCGGCGGCCTCCTGCGCGATCTTGCGCTTCCTCGTCTCCCAGCCCTCGATGAGGGCCCGCAGCGCCTCAGCGGCCCCCGCTGCCCGCTTGACGGGGGTCATCCAGGCTTCATCGATGTCGCGGGCGGCTTTCAGGTGCGGCGCCTTCAGCGTCTCGCGCTTGTCGTTGACGATCTTGCGCAGCTCCAAGAGCCGGGCGCGCAGGCTGACCGCCCGGGCGGCTGTCTCGTCATCCTCGATCTCGCGGTAGGTGGCGACCTGATCGCGCAGCGCGTCGATCTGCTCGGCCTCGTCCATGGCGGCCATGGCATTGTCGCCGATGCCGGCCACGCCGGGATCGAGATCCGGCCATGTGCCGCCATTGATGACAGCGTAATACCACTCCTCGCTGACCGGCCTGAGCGCGCAGTTCATCCAGATCCATTCATACTCGTTGAGCGGGATCTCGACGTTGGCAACCGAGATGACGGTGTTGTCATCCTCCTGCCAGATCGCCACCGGCTTGCCCGCCTTGGTCCGATAGAAGCCGGGCTGTGGATCGCTGGTGATCTTGAACTCCCGGGCCCGCAGCCGCGCGGGATCGGCGAGCGCGTTCGCCCAGTAGTCGTAATCATTGATCATGGACTTGCCTCCGTTGATTGACCAAGTGGAGGCTAACCCCTACGTAGTCGGTGTACAACACAGTCCTATGAATGGAGGAAGGCATTGCGTACGCACAAGAACCCCTTTCGCCGCTGGCTTGAAACGCAGCCGCGCGACGTTACCCAGACCTCAATCGCCAAGCTTGTCGGTGTCGATCGTTCTTACATTTCGGACCTCATGTCGGAGGGCTCGATCATCTATCCATCGTTGCAGCTCGCGTTCAAAATCGAGCAGCTCACCAAGGGCCGGGTGACGGCCAAGCAATTGCATGACTTCGCCGCCTTCAACCGGGCCCACCCGGGCGCCAAGACGGAGGAGGCGGCATGAGCGACTTCCTTCACGAGCTGTCGCAGTGCGAGGCACGCCTCTACGAGGCAGAACAGCGATGCGTGCTACTGACCAAGCAGCGCGAGCTGCTGGAGACGGCGCTGCTGAAGATCGCCTATGAGGGGCACAAGGTCACCTGGGCGAGGGCCGTTGCTCGCGACGCCCTGGACGCAAGCTTTTTGCTGGCCAGGAAGGAGGCGGCATGAGGTTCATCGAGGTCACCAGCCCGACCAGCAAGGCAATTCGCTGGTGCATCAATGCCGACCACATCATCCAAGTGCGGCGGGTCACCGAGGACGATGAATGCGTCATTGCGCTGGTTTCAGGCCAAGTCACCCCGGCGGAAACCTACGATCAGGTGATCGAGCTTTTGCGGCAGGTGCCGCTGACCGCATGATCCCTGAGCCGCCCTGGTGGATCTGGAGCATCATCGGTGGGATCATCTCTGCGTATGTCGTGGTCACCGCGATCATCTGGCTCGGTGATCACATAGAGCAGTTGCTGCCATGAAGCCGGGGCAAATCGATCTGTTCAGCAAGCGGGTGCGCAAGGCGCCCGATGCGCTGGAGCGCGAGCTCCACATCGCGGTGATGGACACGCTCAAGAAGGGCGGCCTAAACCCCGGGTGGGTGGTGCTCCACCCGGCCAATGGCGAGCTGCGCAATGACAATACCGGGGCGCTGTTGAAGCGGATGGGGGTGCTGCCCGGCGCCTCCGATCTGATCTTCTGTGCGCCGCCCTATGGCCGCTTTCACGCCTTGGAGCTGAAGCGCCGCGGCAAGAAGCCGACCGAGGATCAGTATGCGTTTCTGCTGAAGGTCGAGGCCGCTGGCGGGCTGACCGGCTGGGCTGACAGCTATGATAAGGCGATCGAGATCCTGCGTGAGTGGGGCGCCATCAGCGAGCGCCTGCATATCGCGTAACCATCTGTAACCATTAACCTGTAATTATTGAACACGGCCGCCCCCGCTATCCACAGACGCGGGATGTGATCCGTTAGGGGATTAACAAATCAGCGAGGATGGGTAAAATGGACCGGCTCAAGACTTGTCTAGGGTACTGAGAGCCGGTCCGAGTTGTGCGTGCGGACTAAAAACCGCCGGGGCTGACGAGGGGACGACTACCCCGGCGGTACGCCACGAGCGGGACAGGTGCTCGTGAAACCAGCCACAACGGATGGAACCCGTCATGACCATGCACAACGGAGGTTACCCGTCATGTCGCACCAAGATATCCCTCTCATTCACAGTGTCAACCACATTGCCCTATTGAGGTAGGGCGTTGTTGTCGTTTGACGAGCTAGCAGCACTGCTCGGAAATCGAGAGCTGGCCGATGTGCCGTGCCCGGCATGCAGCGCGCAGCGCCAGCCCAACCACCGCAGACTGCCGGTGATGCGGCTGTGGCGCGTCGATCAAGGCATGCTCAGCTACTATTGCGCGCACTGCGAGGCGAGCGGCTATGTGCGCAACGATGAGGATGCGCGGCCAGCCTCCCGGGCGGTGGACAAGCGGCGGCAGGCAGCCCGGGCCGAGCACGAGGCTGAGGCCGAGCGCCATCGGCGTGGCCGGGCGTTGGATTTATGGCGGGAAAGTGTCCCGATCCACGGAACCTGGGCGGAGGCGTATCTTTCCGACCGAGGGCTGGTGGCGGGCAACGCGAGGGGATTGCGATGTCATCCGCGTTGCCCGTTCCCAGACAGGAAGAGGGCGCCGGCGCTGATCGCCGCATTCACCAGCCTCGATGATCTGGTCGATCCCAAGGTCGATCTGTTCGAGGACATCGAGCCATGTGCGATCCACCGCATCAGGGGCCGGGGGCACGAGAACAAGTTCATGCTCGGCCCGGTCAAGCGGGCGGCGGTGATGCTCGATCCGCCGCACGAGATCGCCAGCGAGCTCAGCGTCTGCGAGGGGGTAGAGACGGCCCTGGCTGTGCGGCGCTGGCGTGGCGGGCCGGTGTGGGCGCTGGGCAGTGCCGGGGCGATCGAGCGCTTTCCGCTGATCCGGCGGGTTTGGCGACTGACGATCTGGGCGGACAATGACGACAGCGGTGTTGGGCAGGCAGCGGCCAAGGCATTGGGGCGTCGCTACGCCGAGCATGGTCGGCATGTGGTGATCCGCATGCCCGAGCAAAGAGGCGACTATGCCAGTGGACGATGACAACGGCCTGCCCCCCGAGAATGTGACGATCCTGCATCCCAAGAAGAAGCGACCCAAATTCACGCCCAGCCTGCTGGAGCTCGGCCGGGTGCTGCGCGAGGATCCCGACTTGGGCGAGGGCACGATGTTCAGGCTCGACCTGTTCTCGGGCGAGACGCTCTTGATGCGGCCGGTGCCGCGCCCGGGCGTCAAGCCGGGGCGGAAGAAGCACAAGCCGCGTGACACCACCGATGTCGACATCACCCACCTGATGGAATGGTTGATCGACAATGGCGCCAAGAAAGACCCGTCGCGCTCGACGGTCGATGCGGCCGTCCAGGCTGAGGCGGACCGCAACGAGTTCAGCTCGGCGCAGGAGGCGCTCGATCGGCTGCCGGCCTGGGATGGCGTCTATCGCCTGGACAAGTTCTGGAGCGAGGTGTGCGGCGCGCAGCTCATTGAGGAGGGCATGGACGATCTGCAATCGTTCCGGCGGCAGCGCTATCTGGCAGCGACGGCCAAGTGCTTCTTCATCTCGATCATTGCCAGGATCCTGCGGCCGGGCTGCAAGGTGGACAGCGTGGTGATCTTGGAGGGGCCGCAGGGCTCGCTCAAATCGACGCTGCTGCGGGTGATCTGCCTCGACAAGGACGAGTGGTTTTCTGATTCGATGGTCACTGACCTGGGGAGCAAGGATGCCCGCCAGCATTTGCGCGGCAAGCTGATCATCGAGATGGCTGAGATGAGCCAGCTCAAGGGATCGAAGGTCGAGAGCCTGAAGGCGTTCCTCTCTGCCCAGGATGACAAATACCGGCCGAGCTATGGCCGCCGCGACATCATGCACAAGCGGCAATGCGTGTTCATCGGCACCACCAATCACGATGACTATCTGGTCGATCTGACCGGCAATCGGCGGTTCTGGCCGATCCGTTGCGGCGAGATCAACATCAGCAAGGCCCGGGAGCTGATGCCGCAGCTCTATGCCGAGGCGATCGCCGCCTTCTACAGGGGCGAGCAGTGGTGGCTGCCGGCCGAGGTCGAACTCCTGGCCGAGGCGGAGCAGCGCGATCGGCTGACTGATGATCCGTGGGAGAAGGTCGCCGCCGAGCTGGTCGCGGACAAGAAGAACAGTGCCAGCAGCATGTATGCCTGGGTGACGACGGCCGAGCTGCTGCAGCGGGTGATAACGCTCGACAGGCAGGATCGGGCCGCGGAAATGCGCGCTGGCACGCTGCTGGTGAAGCTCGGCGGAAGGCGGGCCAAGCTGCCGCGAGATCGGGGGTGGCCAAGGCGAGGCTTCCGGTTCGATCCATGAGGCTGAGGTCGGTTCAGGTGGGTTACAGTGGGTACGGATAAGCCGTTGATGTTGTTACCACTTACCAACCGTACCTATAGTACCCACCTATACTCGTATATGTATAAAGGAAAAGGGCATGGTAGGAGCGCACCATGCGTTTACGCACGCAGCCGAAATGGTGGGTACAGGTCGGTACGTGGGTACAGCATTGATATCATTGAGCTAATCGCCTCGCTTGGTGGGTACAAGGAGGGTACAGGAGGGTACAGCAGCGCGAGCCTTGGAAGGTACAGGAGTGTCGTCGCGCGTCCGTCCCGGCCTCCCGCGGCGCGCCCGAGCCCGCCTGCGACCGTGGTCTGACGGTCCCGATGCGGGGATGGCAGGCCACGTAGCGCACCGCAGAAGTGGGGTTGGCAGTGGGGTTGATGTCATAGCCTATGTCGCAAGCCATTGATTTCCCTGGACATTCCTCGATGGTATGGCGGACAGCGTCTCCGCCATACCGGTCGGCAGGCCGGCGCCGGGCCACCCGGTAGACCGGGGGCGGGGTCGCGACGGCCGGGGCCGGGCCGCCGTTGTGGGGCCCCTCCAATCCAGCGGCGATCCAGTGCTAGTGCCCCTCCCCCCTGCCCCTTCCGAATTATCGATCGGCATAATTCAGTGGGGCCCCAAAAATCCTGGGGAGAGCGTGCCCTAGCCCCCTGCCATCCACGCCTGTCCTTGCTACACTCCCGCTCCTAACCAAGGAGCCCCGATGTACGATCCCATCGATCCCCACGATGATGGCGATTGCCGCGCATTGCGATCGCTTGGCGGAGCTGTTCATCGGCGCTGCCCGGGCGAATGGGGTCGAGGTCGATCGGGGGATCCGGTTCGAGGTCAGCCACACCGATTATTCCAAGGAGCGGCGGCAATGAGTGCGATGCATTGGGAGAAGCGCAACCGGGAGAAGAAGATTGGCAGGCCGGTCAGTGAGCGGCACATGCGCCTGCCCGGCTGGAAGGACCGGCCCAGTCCGATCGCCTTCCGGCGCTGGCCGGTCAACGTCGCTCCGCACGACAATGCCGGGCGACTTGAGAATGCCAAGCGCAAGGCGCGGATTACCCTGCCGGCCGTTTCGATCCTGAAGCCATGACCCCTCGCCCGCTCAAGCCGCGCTCGTGGTTTTGGATGCCGCCGCCCAAGGCGACCGACACGGTCAACCATCCCAAGCCGAAATACCTGCACGGCGCGATCACGCTTGATCGTCCGAGCGCGGCCACGCAGAAGGCGCGCCGCCGCCGCATCACGCTGCCGGCCACGTCGATTCAGCGCAAGCCCTGACCGGCCATGCTCGACGCCGACATCGTCATTGCCAAGTGCATCGAAGCCATCTACGAGGCCGCCGCGCCGCATCATCCAACCCGCATCGGCACTGCCCCCGGCCGGGTGATCCCCCGATCCGATGGCTCCCAAATCGTCAAGATCCGCGTCTCTATCGATTACCCCGACGGCGAGGAGAAGTTTGCGCCGATTGATTGTATGATTGACCGCCAGGGCAATATTTCGATTGTGGAGCACCGGCGATGAGCTGGCAGTTCGCCCTGATTTCAATTGCCATCGTCGCCATCATCATCGCCGCCATGGTCGGCTTCTTTTATTATATCGAGCCGAGCCGGCTTTCCCGCCGCCGCCCCGACCGCTTCGATCCCTATAAGCCCGACCTGCCGGCCGAGATGGAGGCCCGCCGCACCCCCAACGAGCCACCGCCGAAGGCCCCACCAAAAACCCCGCCGCCTCCCCCCAGGAAGAAACCGTGAGGCTGACCGATGCGCTTCGATCGCGATATCTTCTTTGCCAATGTCAGGGACGAGCTGTTCGACGGCGCGCTGACCCAGCAAAACGTCGATGGCATGTCGATCATCTTGGGCGTCTGGGAGGGCCAGCTCGGCGGCACCCCGCTGTCAGATATCCGCTGGCTCGCCTACATGTTTGCCACCGTCTACAAAGAAACGGCGATGACCATGTGGCCGGTCACGGAATATGGCAGTCAAGAATATCTACAAAACAAGGAATACTACCCCTACATCGGCCGGGGATTCGTGCAGCTGACTTGGGAGGACAACTACCGGACTGCGTCTTCCGCGCTCGGGCTGATTGGCGATCGTGATCTTGTCGAGCATCCCGACCTGGCGCTCGACTCAATGATTGCTTCTAGAACCATGACCAGAGGCATGGCGGAGGGCTGGTTTACCGGCAAGAAATTGGGCGATTTCTTCAATGATGAGGAAGACGATCCCTATAACGCCAGGACGATCATCAACGGCCACGATTGTGCGGAGGAAATTGTCGGCTTCCACGACTCCTTCCTGGAAGCCCTGTCAGCCGCGCTGATCGTCGAAGTCGAGGCCCCACCGCCGCTCGATCTGGCCCCCTCGATCGTCAACATTCAGGCGCCGGCGCCGGTGTCGGTATGGATCAATGGCGAGGAGTGGGCGCCGGTGGCGTAAAAAAGCCCGGGGTCGGCAGGGTCGCCTGAACCGCCCCGGTGGTCATCCGAACGGCTTTACCCCCGCCGGTCTACCCAATGGCCGCGGACTGTACGGAAAGCTGAGAGGGTGCGATAGTGCCCTGCGGCCACAGTCATGACCCCTCCAGAGCCCTGCCCGTGGCCGCACGGCCGGCGGCAAAGATCAAAGTCCGACCTGATCTGTTCTCGCGAACCGCCGCCGGCTGGCTCACAGCCGATCGATCGCGTGGGTGATGCGGTTGTGCATGCGGATCGCCAGCTCGGCCAGCGTGGTGGCGTCGGCCCGCACCCGATCGAACATCGGCAGGCCCTCCGGACGGTCGGCCGGAGGCTTGGCCTGGGTCGCCTGATCGGGAACCCCGACGATCTGGTCGCAGAGCTGGTTCAGGAGCTCCTCGACCTTCAACAAGCCGTCGCGCGCCTGGGCGAGCTGATCGACGGCGCGGCGCGAGGCCGGGGCGACCGGGCCATTGACCGGGCTGGAGCTGATCGATTGCTCGATCGCTCGGTTCAAATCGGCCTCCAGGCTCGACCGGATCTCGGTGCGGTCAGCCATCGGTGCCCATCTCCCGATCGACCTCGTGATCGATATTTTCGAGCCCGCGCAGAATGCCTTCCAATGCCGTGGCGATGCGCGCCAGGGCCTTGGCGCAAGCCATCACCGAGCCGTCGATCTCCTCGGCCCAGTTGGTCAGCCCCTCGATCGCCATCGCGACGCTGGTTGTCGCGTCGGCTACGTCTTCTTGGTCAGTCATGTTTTTCTCCAGATTAGGTGGGGTTACGCATTCTCTGCACATGCCGGTGGATGGCGTGGTTGCGCAGCAGTTTCTTGATCGAGGCGTGGCTGTGGTCGGCCGCCGCGCACCGATCGGCAGGGCTGTCGAACATTGCGTCGAGGGTAATGAACATCATCGAGTCGAGCAGCGTGAGCATCGTCGCGTTGAAGCTGTTGGGGGTGTCCATGTCGTGCCGCTCACAGAACGCGACCGATTTCTCGCCCAGCAGCTTGGTGACTTGCGCGGCGATCCTGGCGACCTCCTCGGCCTGCTTCTGGGTGAGCTTGCCCATTACTCGGGATCTACCGGATGGCCGGCGGCCCACAGTCGCTCGACCCGGCCGGCGCGGCGCACCGCCAGTCGATCGCAGCGATTATTGCCCTGATGCGGATAGTGGACAAAGCGGGGGAAACCCGGGCGGTTGCGGTGAGACACCATTAGTTGCAATCTCTGGCCGCAGCGCGGGCAGCCATAGTCCTGATTTGGGAAGCCGATGGCGGCAGCGTCCTCCGCGGTGATCGTATCGCCGCCCGGCACAATGGCAAAAGGGTTGCGCATATGTCCTCCTATCCACGAGGTGCACCGTGACAGCCACTAGAGAGACGGTCAAGGGCGAACCGCGGCCGGCCAAGACCCAGGCCACCCACAAACGGCGGTGGCTGCCGCGACACGACATCTTTGCCGCGGCGATCGTCTCGGGCCGCTCGATCAAGGACGCCTTCGTCCTGGCCGGCGGCGCCCCGCACGAAGGCGGCACCCAGACCTCACAGACGTGGCTCCGATGGCCGCCGATGATTGAGAAGATCGCCCAGCTCAAGGCGGTCCGCCTGAACCAGCTCGCGCTCGACCGCGATCAGGTGGTGCTCAATCTGGTCGACACCTACAACAACGCGATGCGCGCTGACCAATATATGGCCGCGGTGCGGGCGATGGATCAGGTGGCCAAGCTGCTCGACCTCTATCCGACCGACAAGCAGCAGCTTGAAGTGACGCTGATCAGTAAGCCGGCCTTGGAGCCGACGAAGCAGGTTGAGCTGTCGGTGGAAGACTGGAAGAACCAGTGGTCGCCGAAAGAGGTCACTCAGCAGTAGCGCCAGCTATAGCCATAGGCTGTTTTCTGACGACCGTTGCAGGCCGCTGAGATGCTGGTTCCGCTGCCGCCGACTGCGCGGGCCGCATCGGCGACGAGCTGGTAGACTTTGCCGTCCGACCGCAAGACTGACCGATTCCACGGCTGGCGTTTGTTCTTTGGCTGGTTCTCATTCGGGATCCAGGTGCAATTCGAGGGCTCATAATCTCCGTCTACGTCTTTGCGCTCGATGGTCAGATCATTGCGGTAGCCATTGGCGAGCGCCCAGTCGCGGAAGGCATCGAAAGCCTGCCACTCGTCGCAGATTTTTATGCCGCGCCCGCCATACCAGGGGAAAGCCAGCGCCTTGGGGTTCATCGTGCGTTGCCGCATATGCTTCCAAATCTGATGCAGGCGTGTCCTGGCGCCGCCGTGGCGGTGGTTCCTTTCGGCAAGTTGTTCGCGGTGCAAGCAGCCGCAGGAACTGGTGTTGCCGGTGGACAGGCTTGCTCGCGAAGCGATAGTCATTGATCCGCAGTCGCACCGGCAATGCCAGCGAACGTCGGGCTTGCGGCTCGCTACGGAGAGGACGGTCAGGCGACCAAATTTCTGTCCGGCAAGGTTTCTGAACGCTGGCATGAAAGGAGTGCTCCCCCAAAATGACCCGACATAAGCGACCGACGCGCGTCAGGCTCGGCTTTTCCCCGCAGCCCGGTCCCCAAATGGCCTACATCAACTGCCCCTGCGATATTGTCATTTATGGGGGAGCTTTATGCAAGGGGCGGTGGCAAGACTTATTCTGCTTTAGGTGAATGGTGGATCCATGCCGAGCGCTTCGGCGAGAACGCCCGCGGCTTGATGATCCGTAAGACCCGCGAGGATCTGAAGGACAGCGTCGCGGTCGCCGAGCGGATGTATGGCAACGCCGCCAAGTGGCAAGAAAAGGGGGCTTATTTCAAATTCACCACCGGCGCCCGGCTGTATATGGCCTACCTCGAAAACGAGGGCGATGCCGAGCACTACCAGGGCTGGTCGCTGACCCGCGTCTATGTCGAGGAGCTGACGCAGTTCTCCTCTCCGGCGCCGATCATGCGGCTGCTCGCCACGTTGCGCTCGACCGCCGGGATCAAGTGTCAGATGCGCTGCACCTGCAACCCGGGCGGCCCCGGCCACCTCTGGGTCAAGCAATGGGCCGTCGATCACGGTCCGTATAAGGTCGTCACCGACGATGAAACCGGGCTCCAGCGGACCTTTATCCCGGCGCTGCTGACCGACAATCCGGCGCTCTTGGAGGCCGACCCGAACTACATCAATCGCTTGAAGGCGGTCGGCTCGCCGCAGCTCGTCAAGGCGTGGCTCGAAGGCGATTGGTC